CCCCCAGGCCGAAGCATAGGGCGAGCGCGAGTAATATCTTAGTTCTCATTATTTTGAAGCCTCCGTTATTATTTCTACATGATTTCCCGTACTGAGGCAGCCGCCAAAATGCAAGAGCGCCGTAATGGGCGGCACCATCTCCGCGACTATATCCTCTATACGTCTTCAAAGTTCAAAACTTCGGCTTTCACTGATACAGTTTGCGCCGCGCTCGATAAGTTCGTTGAAGACGTGCAAGCCGGCAAGCGCCCAATTCTCATCCTGCAGGCTCCGCCGCAACACGGTAAGTCTGAGATCGCTTCCCGCAAGCTGCCGGCCTTCCTGCTGGGGAGGTTCCCTGACTGGCGCATAGCCGCGGCGAGCTACGGCGATGAGTTAGCCGGCGCGATGGCTCAAGACGTTCGGCGCAATATCGCGTCGGAGCAGCATAAGAAACTCTTCCCCGCGCCCGAAGAGAAGAAAAAATATGACGTAAACCGAATGGGAGACTTTAGCGCCCCCGGCGGTACCGGCAGTTATCTAGGCGTGGGCGTGGGCGGAGGGCTCACGGGCAAGAGCGCAACCATCGGAATCATTGACGATCCGATCAAGAATGAAAAGGAAGCGCTCAGCATTACCACTAAAGAGGGATTATGGTCCTGGTACCAGGCAACATTTACAACCCGTCTATCTGAGAACTCGGGACAGGTAATTATGGCTACGTCCTGGGCGGCCGATGATCTAGTTGGACGCATCATCGATCAATTCGCCGGCGATCCCCGCCTTACACATCTACGCTTCCCAGCGATCAACCTGCCCGATGAGTCAGGCTATCAAGCCAAACTTCCGGAAGGCGCTCTTTGCCCCGAGCTTCACAGTTTAGCGAAGCTCTATGAGACGAAGGGCGTCTTCTCTGATTACTGGTGGAGCGCTCTTTATCAGCAAAGCCCGAAGGCTCTGGGCGGAAACGTCTTCAAGGATTTTTGTATTCAGTATTGGGAGCCTGCTGGTCCAAGGGCTCTCCCTAAGAAATTCGATAAAGTGATTGCTAGTTGGGATTGCACGTTTCGTGACACTGATGGGTCAGATTTTGTGGTCGGGCAAGTTTGGGGCAAGTCGGGGGCTAATACTTATCTGCTTGATCAAATACGTGCCCGCATGAGTTTTAGTAGTACCTGTAAAGCTATCGTCACTCAGAAAATCAAATGGCCTCAGATTCGAGAAATATTGATCGAAGCGAAGGCTAACGGCGATGCCGTAATTGATACGTTGAAAGCTCAAGTTCCTGGGATAATCCCAATCGAGCCTGATGGAGGTAAGCTCGCTCGGGCTCATGCCATCACCGCGTATTGGGAAGCGCTAAACGTCTTTATTCCTCACGATGCAGTTACACCCTGGGTGAAGGCTTTTGTTGCAGAGATTACGACATTTCCTGCCGCTGCTCACGATGATCAGGTGGATGCGATGAGCCAGGCGCTTCGGAGACTTTATCCGCTCCAAGGGCGGCTCAAAATAAACAGAGCGGCGATCAATAAAGCAATGGGTGTGCGATAATAATCTATGACCTGGCTCCGTAATTTATGGGCACGCTTCCGTAAGTCTCCCGCGCCGCTCTCAGTGACACCCGCCCCCGAACGTGGGGACGGCTTACGGAAGGCTCTCGCGAAGGCGAAAGAGACGGCCGGCCGCAAGAGTTATTGCTATCCCGTCAAAGCCCCCGATCTGATGCCGGGAGTTGTGAAGGCCGGCGCTAAGTCAGGGATCGCGTTAGATTCCAATTTCAATGCAGCTTGTAGTCTCCCGGGCGCGGCCGGCTACGCTTACGGCGATTCCGCCGGCTTCCCGGGATACCCGTATCTCGCAGCGCTCGCAACTCGCGCCGAATACCGGGCGTTCGCGTCTACCCTGGCGACGGAACGCACGCGGGAATGGATCGTACTCAATAGCACGGATACCGCCGGCGAGAGTACGAAGACGAAGATCACGGAACTCACTCAAGCGATCAAAGATTGCAAGTTGCAAAAGGTTATGCGGCGAGCCGCGGAGCATGATTGTCTTTACGGCCGCGGTCAGATCTTTATCAAGATCAAGGGCGCTGATGACTCCCTTCCTCTCATTTTGGATAAGCGAACGGTTGCGAAGGATAGTTTTATTCGCGTCACGAACGTTGAGCCCATATGGACAACCCCTAGCGCTTACAACGCTCTTGATCCCTCAGATCCGAATTTTTACAAGCCCTCTAAGTGGTGGATGCTCGGTAAGGAAATCCACGCGAGCCGGCTGATGACGATGATCACGCGGGAGGTTCCGGACATACTCAAGCCCGCCTTCAATTTCAGCGGCATCAGCTTGAGCCAACTCGCAGAGCCTTACGTTGACAACTGGCTTCGCACGCGCCAGAGCGTCTCAGATCTGATCAATAACTTCTCAATTACTGCCCTCAAAACAAGTATGCAGCAAGTGTTACAGGGCGGAGATGGACCGGCGTGCGACGGTACGGATCTCTTCGAGCGTGCGGATCTCTTTACGGCCGGCCGTAGCAACAAAGGGCTCATGCTGCTCGATAAAGATAGCGAAGAGCTAGTTCAAGTAAACACGCCCCTGGGCGGCTTGCATGAGTTACAGGCCCAGGCTCAGGAGCAGATGTGCTCGGTAAGCCGCACGCCGGCAATCATTCTCACCGGCATATCCCCGAGCGGGCTCAACGCTTCGAGTGAGGGCGAGATCGCTACGTTTGAGGATTGGATCGCGGTACTACAGGAAGCGTTTGATCGCGAGCCGATTGAGACGGTACTCAAGGTTCTGCAGTTTTCGATGTATGGCGAAGTTGATCCCGATATCACTTTTGCGTTTGTCCCCTTGAGGCAGATGACGAAGAAAGAACTTGCGGAGATCCGCACGGCCGACAGCACCACGGACGCGAATTACATTGATCGCGGCGTAGTCGATCCTTCGGAAGTGCGAGAGAAGATTGCAAGAGATCCGGATAGCGGGTACCAGGGGCTAGATATGAGCCTTGAAATCAAAGTTCCAAGCGAAGGGGATACAGGCGATGAAGATGAAGATGAGAAGTAAAGCCCTCTTAGGGCTCGGAGTGATGCTGCTAGTTTGCGTCACGGTCGCTTTTGCCGCGGTAGTCGTCAAGGGCTCGATTATCAACGCGCTCACCGGCTTTCAGTACAACGGAGCCGCTCCTAGCAACCATACGCTTTGCGGAAACGGCACGGCTTACGTAGACGCCGCGGCGTGCGGTCCCGTTATGCCCGCTCGTACCTGCAATTCAAACGGATGCTATATCCAGTTTCCGGACGGGACACTCCAACAATGGGGCTACCTTCCTACGTGCGCGGGTACCAATTGCACTATCACTTTCCCCACGGCATTCACTACTACTACAAATCTTTCCGTAACGGCTACCGTTCACGCTGCCCAGAGCAATTTGACCACGGTTATTGATACTTTCAATACAACGTCTTTCGATGTTGAAACAGGCGGAGTTGTATTCGTGGGCGGCAGCGGCGGCAGCTATTCCGGCGGCGGCGCATATAGTTGGATCGCAATTGGCAACTAAGCCCAAACTCGCTAGGGCGGTACATGCTAACCGCGGAATCGCCGCCCTATATCATAAGCGGATGCTCGCGCTCATCGCTGAGATGGAGGCGAGTATCCTGCATTGGATCTCAGCGACGTACCGCCAGGCTCCCCCGCTCGCCCAGGACGCGAGCCCAGTCAAGGCGATGCGTAAGCAGTTGCGCGAGCTTGCGGCGCGTTGGATCAAGCGCTTCGATGATGCCGCCCCCGTGATCGCCGAAGCCTATCTCAAAGGGGCTTTCAAGGCGACAGATTCCGCGATGCGCCAGGCGCTAAAGGATGCTGGTTGGACGGTCAAATTTGAGATGACGCCGTTTATGCGCGAAGCGTATGAGGCTTCGCTCGCTGAGAACATCGGCTTGATCCGTTCGATCCCTCAACAGTATTTGCAGCAAGTTGAGGGAATCGCGATGCGGTCATATACGGCCGGCCGGGATCTCGAAACGATGGTAAAGAGCCTCAAGCGGCTTTACCCGAAGGCCGCTAACCGCGCCGCGCTCATCTCGCTTGACCAGAGCAACAAAGCTAACGCCGTAGTTACGCAGGCGCGGCAGACAGAGCTAGGGATCGTGGAAGCGATCTGGCTACATTCTCATGCAGGCAAGACGCCGCGCCCTACTCACGTCGCCATGAATAACAAGCCCTACAAGGTAGCTCAGGGGATGTGGGATAGCGAAGAGAAGAAATGGATCTTCCCGGGAGAGTTGATCAATTGCCGTTGTACCGGCCGCTCAGTCATCCCCGCTTTCGCTGCTAGATCCCCTAAGTAACAAAGCCGTCAATAATATACGATAAAAATAACATTTGCAAACGGAAAATAATTGTGCAATGCTTTCCGTAATATGTCTCAGGATCTCAATCCCGCCGTTATCGTAGCGCTTGACGCTTCGGCGCGTTCGTATGACGCAAACGGCCGGCTGCATATCAGCAAAACGCACATTACGAAGGCGACGGTAAACCCCTATTACGGGATGGAGATCCCGAATAGCGCGGCCCTGGGGCTTGATCCTCAGAAGATTTATTACATGCTTCGTTCGCCCGAAGAGCTTGCAAAAGCCGCGCCCACTTTCGAGCGTATTCAAATTCTGATCAAGCATAAGCCGATTCTCAATACCGATCCCCCCAAGATGATCACGGTAGGGACAACGGGATCGGATGTGAGTTTTGAGTCCCCCTATCTTGACGCTGATGTATGTCTCTGGGATAAGGCGGCTATCGCCGGTATCGAGACGGAGACTCAGCAAGAGTGGAGTTGTGCGTATCGCTACGTTGCCGTGATGACTGCCGGCATCTTTGAGGGGCAGCGGTATGACGGAATTATGACCGAAATTCAAGCCGATCATCTTGCAATCGTTGAGGATGGCCGTGCGGGAAGTGATGTTATTGCTGCAGATCAGGAGATCAAAATAATGCCGAAAATGACCAAACTGGGCACCGCCCTTATCGCGACTCTTGGAGGTATGTCCGCAAAGTTGGCGCTCGATTCCGCGCTCCCCGCTTTGGTTGGGCAGGCCGTCAAGAAAACCTTCAACAAGGCAGACGTAAGCGCGAAGCTCATCGCGATGGACGCCGGTCTCAAGCCCGCGGCAATCACCGCCGTTTTCGATTCGTTGCTGGCATTGGACGAAGAGAAAAAGGAAGTTGCCGAAGACGCTGACGAACATCCGAAGGATTGCGACTGCAAGGATTGTAAGAAAGTCGCCCAGGATGCCGCCGACGAAGAGGAAGCGGAGAAAAAGAAAGTCGCCCAGGACGCAGAGAAGAAACTCGAAGGCGCGATGGACAGCTTCCGCAAGGATCTCCGCGCCGCGAACGAAGCCCGCATTGCCGTTCGGCCGGTTGTCGGCGATGTGATCGCCCAGGACTCAGCCGAAGAGATTTACGGCTTTGCTCTGGATCATTTGAAGGTTGACCGCGCCGGCGTTACTGGCGTGCCGGCTCTCAAGTCGCTCTTCACTCTGGCTCAGTCGCGCTCTTCCGCCCCCGTCGCTATCGCTCAGGACTCCGCCGGCGCTGCCGCCAGGTTCCCGAACGCGAGCCGTTTCCGTCAGGGATAAACCGCAGAACGCCGCGCCGTTGTTTTTTTGTAACCGAAGCAAAGCAGTAAACCGGAGGACCAAAAATGTTTCAGAAGTCCGTCAATCTTTACAACCCGCTCGCAGTTGAGGGAGATTTCGCCGACGCGAATCCTCGCGCAACTGTACTCGCTGGGGAAGGCGGCCTTGTGGCCGGTCCCCTTGGAGTGACAGTCGGCCGCTTTGCCTGGGTTTCGGCAGACGGTAAGACAGTCACGAATTACGGAGAAGGCGCGGCCGCGCCGGATGGTTTCGTTCATCGTCAGGAAGGTGCAGCGCTCATCACTGCTTTCCTGGGGGAAGCGTCCAACCTGATTCCGGCCGGCTTCCCCGTCACTCTGCATAACGCCGGCGGTTTCTTCGTCAAGGCGAACGGCGCGGCTTCCACTCGGGGCGGCTCGGTTTACGCGAGCTACGCAGACGGCTCCGCATGGATGGGCGCGGCTCCCGCCGGCTCAACGGCAACCGGCTCAGTCGGCGCAACGTTCACAGCGACGGGTACGGGTACCAGCCTGGCGGTCACTGCAGTAACCGGGCTGATCTCCATCGGGGATCTGATCGCGGGCGTCGGCGTACCTGCCGGGACCGCAATTCTCGCCCAGGTGAGCGGTACAACCGGCGGCGCGGGAACGTATACCACCAGCGTTGCGACAACGGCAGCGGCCGTAACCGTAACCAGCTTCGGCAACGCGCTCAACGTTTCCGCAGTTGCAACCGGCGTGCTCGCAGTTGGCGACGGCATCACCGGGACCGGCGTACCTGCAGGCGCAACCATCGCATCGCAGGTTAGCGGCGCGGCGGGCGGCGTGGGCGTGTATACGCTCAACGTCTCGGCAACTGCTTACGCGGCTGCTACGGCGCTCACAGTGGCCGGCGGAGTCCTCACGAAGTTCGTAGCCAAGTCCGCTGTCAACGTCGGCGAGCTTGCAAAAATCTCAACGTGGGGTAACTAAGCCAGTCATGGACCCAATACTCGTAGCGCTCGCAATGGACGCAGGTATCAACTTTATGGGCGTTGAAGCCATGCTTCAACTGCCCAACGTGGCTCACAGCATCCGTGTTGCAATGGACGCTCAGCCGGCACTCATCACCAGCAGCAACGCAGGCATCCCCGCGTTTCTTTCGACGTACATCGATCCCAAGTTGATTGAGATCCTGGTTGCGCCGATGAAGGCCGCTGAGATCGTCGGCTCAGAGGTAAAGAAGGGCGATTGGACAACGGATACAGCGATGTTCCCCGTTGTGGAATCAACCGGAGAGACTTCGAGCTACGGCGATTACAGTAACAACGGCGTGGCCGGCGCGAATACCAACTTCCCCCAGCGTCAGAGCTATCACTACCAGGTGATTACTCAGTGGGGCGAGAAGGAACTCGCGAAGGCTGCTCTTGCGAAAATCGACTGGGCGAATCGCGTCAACATCGCGAGCGTTCTGACTCTCGGCAAGTTTCAGAACAAGACGTACTTCTACGGCGTTTCCGGCCTGCAGAATTACGGCTTGCTCAACGATCCCAACCTTTACGCCCCCATCGCCCCCACCAACGAGGGCGGAAACATTACCTGGGCGAACAAGGATGCGCTAGGGATCTACGCCGATATCCTCGCGCTCTTCACTCAGTTGCAGACGCAGACGCAGAACACGTCTCTGGTTGAGATGGATGCAAAGATGACGCTCGCGCTGTCTTCTGGCGTGATCGTCAACCTCGGCAAAGTCACTCAGTACAACGTCAACGTCAAGACGATGATCAAGGATAACTTCCCCAACCTGCGAATCGAGACGGCTCCGGAATACTCGACAGCGGCGGGCAACCTTGTGCAACTCATCGTTGACGAAGTTGAGGGGCAGCGTACCGTTGAAGTCGCTTTCACCGAGAAACTGCGGGCTCACCCGATTGTTATCGAGATGAGCGCCTTCCGTCAGAAGAAATCGCAGGGCACGTTCGGAAGCATTGTTTATCGCCCAATGTTTATCGCGGCGATGCTCGGCGTATAAAAGTCC